TAATTAGACTGCTGTATTGCTCGCGGTAGCGGTCACTGAGCGCCGTAATATCAACTGTTTCTCGATTTGTATTTAATTCGTAGTCAGTAACACAAGCGAGTAGCCGCCCGCTGCGATCTTGTACCTTAACTGAAATTGGTATGTCGCGTGCAATTACAGCAAGTGGCACCAAGCCAGCAGCGCTGCCCTCAAGGCTGTCGTCAAAGTTGTTGTAGAGCCTGATGCCGCCTAGCTCATCAATGAAGACATACCAATCGCCGCTGCTTTGAACTGTGGCATCACCCCAACCGCTGGCGTCAATAAAATCAAGATTCGTGCCGTCAGTGGCTGTGATTTCTACTAAGTCACCACTGATCAAACAACCTTCATCGAAATCAAAGCTAAACCGATTACGGCTTGCGTTTACGTCCGATGGGTTGACGATGCTTGTTAAGCCATCCTCGATGGAACGCCTGGCAATTTCAACATTGCCGATATTGCCAAGATAAATGCCCATCAGATTGTTACCTCAGTCAACGCTCCAGTGCCTTGGAAGCTGATCTGCGCAGAGCTGACCTCACCAACACTGGCGCCGAAGCTGACGCTGGTGATATAGGTGGTAAGTCTTACATCGTGATTTGTAGTGCCCTCCACCAGCCGCAACCGCATGTCAACCGTGTCGCCATCGCTTACACCACTGATGCGCAACACTTTCTTCAATGCCAACGCAGCATCATTACGGCCAGTGCCGTCGTTGTAATACAGCAACGTGGCACTACCACTGAACTCTTGCACACCAGGCGCATAGGTGCGCTGCGATTCGCCGAGGCTGGTGGTTTCCAGCATCTCAAGGCTGCCGGTCAGCTGCCAATTTGTGACCTTGATCTGCTCGATGCCATCTAGCAGCAAACGGCCATCGCGCCCGGTGTAGACCTTTGCCATCAGAGCACACCCACCAGTTTCACTGTAACGCTACTGATTCCAGGCCGTACCGAAGTAATCGTCGGCGGGTCGCTGTAGCGCCATCGGTTGCCGGTTGCTGCGTCGATCGCTGCAGTGTCGCCATTCCAGCCTGCACGAAAAGTAGCGGGCAATGTGAACGACGTAAACCCGCCTTTGGTTTCGTCGTAGTCCGCGATGAAGTCATCGGCAACAGTATCGGCGATGTTGTCGTATCCCAAATCCAGCGTCATGCCCGTGCGCTTGTCGCCGTACAGGATGCGAACCTCAGACCCGTTTTGCGCCGTGAACGTCTTGAACGGATAGTTGCCAGCGCTAAAGCTTCGGCTGGTTGGGGCGATACTCGGAAAGGCCATCAGTCAAAGCTTGCGTCTACAACAGTAAAGCGCTGATCCAGGTCCAGAACGTCTCGCGCAATCACGCTGGCTCCATTTGAGTCTACCGGGTGGTTGCTTGCCTTGACCGTAACGATACCTTCAGAATCAATATCAAGCGCTTCCACCTGATAGACCTGGCTCAAGACATTGCCGTTGATTACTGAAAAGACGGTATTGCGCAAATTGGTTGCAACGCCATTTGCAATGGTCAGAGTGCCGCTTGCCACTTCGGGTTGACTGCGCTCCCAGTAATAGACGCTGTAATTGCCATCAGCAAGTGGCGACACTGCAATCACAGTACCGTCTGGCTTGATGATGCCGTTGTTAGTTGGGTTGTAGGGACTGATTTCAGTTGCAACACGGATAAAGTTGCCCGGTGCCAGCTGCAGGCCCCAGGGGAGAGTTTTGAACGTAACCGTATGGGTGATGTGCTTGCGTAGCGACAGGAAATAACGCGCAACTTTTCTAGCGTGCTCATCTCCGGTGATATGCGGGAACTCAAAGGTTTCAATGGGCTTTTCACCGTCGCCGGTATAGCGAATCACTACGGTGCGCTGCTCTGGGAACTTATTAACGCCCGTCCAGCGGTAGCTGATTGAAGCCTGGAACATTTTGCGTTCTTCCAGCTCCAACCAATCAACAGCAAAGCTACCTTCGATGATATTGCCATCGGTGAACATGCCACTGATAGCGACTGGCGTTGTGCCATCAATTTCGTATGAGCTTGTATAGGGCAATGCAGGCTCGATCGCCATCTTGCCATTCTTCAAGGTTGGATAGCACAACACGCTAGGTGCAACTTCCGCAGTCCACGAACGTAGGTTCAGCGGCTCGCTGATGGCATCGTCGTAGTAAAGCTGATTGACTTTTAGATAGCTGCCAGTAACAGCAAGCGCAGCGCGATCAATGATGTCCGGGCTGATAACATCACCAGCGCCAGTGTCCTTGTCGGTGCAGAGATACCAGAACAGGTCAGTCAGCAGATTACTTGGCCCGGTGCCGCCGTCCGTGAGTCGCTCAACCTCAATGCCGTTTGCCATCATGCACCGCAGCTGATCAAGCTGATTGAAGTTTTCAGTAGACCGCAACTTCAAGCCAGCCATTGCGCAGTTGTCATACTGCGGAATTGAATCTTCGTCTAGGCATTCGTTGACGTAAACAATCTCATGCTCAGGTCCATCATCACAGCTTCTTGTGATCAGATCGCCGTAATGAGATACCTCAGCGATTCCGCTGTAGCGCTGGAACATGCGTGTTGCCGGGCTGTCGTCTTCTACAGCGACATAACGCTTTTTGTAGACATAGACAAACTTGAATCTATAGCCAGCTGCATTCTGGGAATACTTGACGAATGTATCGCCCTCAGTCCATTTGCCTGTCGTAGCCGTAACGCGGTGTTCAATAATGCGCCACCACTTATTGCGTGCAGCGCCGCCAGGACTTGCTTCGGTGTAAGACTCAACGGTTATTTCCATTGTGATAGATCGACCGCCTAACTCAGACGATGCTGCAGTCCAACCTGTAAAAGCACGTTGAGTGCCATCGGGTAGGTTGTCGAAATAAGGATCTACGCCGAACGCATTGCTAAGAATGTTGCTAAGCGTATATTTACTAATTGGCGCGTCAATTCCAAAGGTAGGTGTATTTTCTGCTGCGACCACGCTATCAAGATCGACATCACCGAGATCATCGCCAGCCACTTGGAATGTGGCTAATGACAAGTTGACGATGCCATCACCATCAGGATCAATCTGACTCGGTTCGCCCGCCATTTCCCTGTGGTAGTACCAATCGCGGGGGCGGATATATTCACCACGCGCAAATACAACAAAGTTGCCCATATAGGTCTCCCAGCCGCTCGCAAAACCGCCATCAGCTGTTAGGTTTCGCAGTACAGGATGACCGCCATCAAGCTTGAACACTTCAAAGCTGCCATCACCTTGATGCGCAAAGCAAGCGCTGTTAAACGGACGGAAGCGATACTCGTATTGCCCGCGATTGGGGTGGCGGATTCTGATAAAGGAATACAGATCAACAGGCGCCGAACCCATTACAGCAAAGATGTAAGGCCCAAGGAATGCCCATCCTTCGTTGTCGGTTTGATTGCGAGCTTGGTCCGCATTAGACGGACGCACATCAAGCGCGAAAAATGACACACGATGCACATATTTAGTGAGCTTGCCTTCGCGCAGTATGACATTGCGCTTGTTGTAACTTTTGTCGTCGCCTTTGCCATTACCAGCTAGCTCAAATGGTGTTGGCAGTGAATTGAAGTTTGTGATGTTATTGAAGCGTGCCCATACTCGTGACTTGATACCGATCTCAGTTACGTCACAGCGGCGCGTGTTTTGAACCGTTGCTGCTTCATACCTGAGGATTGGATACCATGCTTCGTCAATTTCGTCAAAGGGCGATGCGTATTTAAGGTAGTTTTCAACTTTGATTGCTTGTTCTGCAACCAATCCAATCCGCCTAGTTGCCTCGCCCCAAGCTTCAATACATTTCAGCCGGATATTGATGCCGCCACTTTTGGCTAAATCTGGCCTGTAATACTCATCAGGGCTACGGCTAAGGACTTGCCACATCGTTCGCCCCAGCATGATCGTAGTGCCACGCTTCAGGATTTGATCTGCCCGCGAAACTGTTGATTCGACGTTGTTGCGCACGTCATCAACCTTTATCTTTTGCTGTGCATTGTTAGCCTTGTTTCCAAACGGTTTTTTGTCTTGCCGATTATGACCAAGGCTGATGATAATCTCGTCTCCTATGTCAACGGCAATATCCTGCTTAAGGTTTGTCCAACGCGCTGGCACATCGTCTCCGCCAGAATCAAAAACTGTGATCGGCTCGATTGATGTGAAGCTAGCTGCACCGACAGCCTTATGCGCAACGACACCTATACGTGAAGCATAATTTACGCCCGTACCTGGCATTCCAAACGCACCGAATGGATGGAATACACGCAGATACCGTGGCACATATTTTTTGATCTCTTCTCGTGCATCACCACGCTGATCGCTTCCCCATTCGTCGGGGACTGAAATAACTTTCCAGTCCGGCCTGTGCGGTGTGCCATTAGGAATGCCGTTGAAAACACCAAACTGCGTCTGTGATGTTGGCGTAAACGTACCGCTAAAGCCCGCTTGGGCATTGCCTAATGCTGTTGGGCATACAAAAGCCTGCTCATTGCTAGCGCGATCAGTGGCGCCTTCTAACGCAAAATCGCCATAGCGCAGGTTATACATGCGCAGTCGGCTGCCAGCGCCAAGCGTTTCGTATCCTGCATTCCAGTAGAACTCATAAAACTGATCGTAAAGCGCGTCGATAGGGATATTGCCCAAGAACAATGCGCTTAGTGCTGGCTTGGCCATTGGGCCTTGACCAGCAACTGCAATCACATCCGCGACCTGATATGAACCCCAGCTTCTAACCCGCGACCAGACCAGCAGCGGCGAGATCAAAACACCGCCGCTGACATAAGGTGCGCCAGTGCTATCGACGTGTGATTCTTGCTTGGTAAACACGATCGGCACAGCAGTGCCATAGGCTGCTAACTCTTGAAGCGAGTCAAAGCCGTAGGTTGGCGTGAAAACATCACGCCCCCTTTTGCCGCCAAGCTGGCGGGATTTAATCCTTGATTCCCCTGGCTGCTGCGGCTTTGGTGCTAGCAGGAATGATGCGGCAGTCGATGCTAGACCGATGACAAGGCTGATAATTGCGACAGTTAAACCTGCATCGTTGCGCACATCCGGCACATACACATATTCCGCTGGCCTGATATACGGATGCTTTCTAACGTGCTCAGAAAAGGCTCGGTATTCCTCCTCAGTGCAGCCAAGCTCTTGAATCAGACGCTTCTCAAACGGAAGCAGCGGTAGCTCTGCACTGCGCTGATAGGGCACCATGCCACCGCCTTCAAATGCTGGTTGATGTAGAGGCATCCGTTTTCCCAGTAGACCGCAAAGGATGTGGTTTCTTGCGGTAGCAGTAGCACGTCACCATCGTAGGCGGCCAGGTCAACCCTGCGGCACCACGTCAGTAGATCACGGGCAAATGACTTGCCTTCATACCATTCTGCTTTGCAAACAGGATGCGGCAAGCCAAGGCGATCTAGCACTGTAAAAACAAGGTGTATGCAATCCAATGCGCCATCAGGGTCAGTGCCATCGGCGCCTAGGCGATAGGGGCGGCCAATCAGGTCGATCACGACAGGCGAATCCTACTGGTTAGAGGTAGGTTGCCGACAAGCTGTCGCGTCAGTCGCTTGCGCGGTACGTCAGCCCCAACTGCATCTAACACAGATGCCATTTCAAGTTGCAGTGTCGTATCGTCCCATCCACCTGAAACAATCTGCCCGACGTATTCAGATAGTACGGTGTAGTTCTGCTTGCTATCTGGATCGACAATTACAGTTTGTACGTCAGCCATCCAGATGTTTTGCACGGCAGTTTCCGCCCATCCGCGACTTAGCTCATTGTTGGGGAATGCTAAGGTAGCTGGCTGATTATCTCCGGTTTTAGTGACTAGAACACCGCTAAACGCAAATGGCATAAAGCCATAGATAATGCTGCCATCTTTACTGGGTGCGTCTTCATTGATCCAGTAATTCTGAAAGTAATACCGTGTCGCGCCATCAGCGCTGCGCAATGTCATGTATTGCGCAAAGGCAAGTGCGTCTGCCATCAGATGCCAACCTTCCGGCGTGTAGTTGTATTTTGCCGCAAGCTAGTCAATGCGCGGCGTTCACCTTGCCTTGCGCCTTGATCAGCTGCCTGACGCAACCCAGCTTGGAACTGATCAGCGGTGACGTAATCAACTGAGTTGATGCGCTCCACGGTGTAACGCACGTCGATTGGGGCGGCTACTGCGGAGCCGCCACCACCAGCCGCCGGCTC